GCCGCACCTGAAGCAAATGAACAATCAATATCTACTATTCCATTGCCAACGCATTGTTTCTTTCTAAAACTATGTTCTTTCATTTTTATAAACTCCTTTCGGTTTGGTTAGGAGAAGATTAAACTTCTTTAAGCCACCTTGTACCGACTATTTCCTTAATTATTTATTTTATTATGATAAATCTATGACACCATTATGTCCTGGTGCAGAGCAGAGCAAATTTCCATAGAATCTTATGCGGAATTCATAGTTATTTGCACTTGCTTCACGCAAAACTGAATTTCCATCGCCTTCTTGTAGAGAAGGATCTCCACCAGCCGTAGAACGCAATTTCCAAGTATCCATTTCCAAAGCAAATGCCTTGTTATTTGGGCAATGACGATCTGCCATTACCCTTACTGAACCTGCTGGACCTATAATATTAACTGCCTGAAAACCTACATCAGCATTAGGGGCTTTAACTGTATTATATATTACTTTTGAACCTAAACTAAGTTCCAAATCTCGCAAATTAGCAAAATTCATCCATAATACATCAGGTGATCCACCTTCACGAGCTACGCGTGAAAGTAATATCTGTAATTTCTCTTCAATTGGGGCACCAGAAACTTCAGAAGCCAATACTCTAATACCACCTAAACGGGTAGGATCAACTGAACGATCTACACCGAAAAAGGCTGAATTAGATGGATCTGCAGCGGGAACCCAAGCTAGAAGCCCAGAAATACCACCATCATAATCGCCATCTGGGAATATGAAATCATCTACTGGAAAATCGCTTAATGAAGCACCAGTAATAACACCAGTGGTACGATTAACCGCAGTAATAATTTCCGAAGCCGCATCAACAGAGCCACCACCATCAACAGTATCTGCTCTAATTACCTGATTAACTTCAAAATTTACTATATCTTCTGGGTCTGTAAGAGTTACAGTAGTAGCAGTTTGTGCACCAACCTTGCCAATAGAACCCGAACCAGAACGGAATAATTGCTGTGACAATCTGCTCATACAAGCATTTAATCCTGATTCCATTTCAGCTTCCAAAGCACGTTGAACCGCACCTGCATCATTCTTACTGGTTTCAATTAACACATCACTAACACTACCAAGTGAATGTAATTCTTTGATAGTTACTTCAAAACTCTCTAAACCTGAACCTGCTTTATTAGCCTGTGCAGTAGCAAAGGTATTTGAAACTCCAGTCAAATTACCATATCTTAGAGGTTGGTGATACTTTCTACCATCCCATTGTCCCTTTGGTATCATAGCCAACAAAGGCCATTTATTATAAGTTAAATCTTCTAATTTATCGGCAAAGATCTCCTTTAACAGTTCTGTGCCTGTAGTCATATCTAAACTCGCCATTTATATTCTCCTATTTACAAAATTTTTAGGATTAAAATAAATGCCAAAACTCAGGCAATCAGAATTACTCACCTGTTTTATCGTTTTCCAGATCTTCCTACATTAATTACTCATAATAATATACCAATTACTGTTTGTATATTCTAGTCGTTAGATCGGCCATTCGACGACGACGTTCTTCTTTCTTATTTTTACTAAGATCCTTTTCCGCCGGGGCACTGGCTGAAGCATTTGATATACCCTGTGCTTTGGCAGAAACTTCTGCCCTTTTAACAGGTTCCGTTATAGTCTCAACACCCAAATTTAATTTAGCCCTAATCTTTTCTATTTTTGAGAGTTTATTAAAGTCTTCGATTTTTTCCTGCATCAAACGGTCTTCTATATATTGAGTAGCTTGTTCCCAAGGCAATTCTTCCCCAGATTCTTTGAAATAATCAGCTATTACACCTAATATCTTTTGAATGGCACCATTACCATATTCTTTAACAATCGGAAATTTATCACCTACACTATTTATATGCTGTGTAATTTTACTAGCATATTCATTAGCCAATTTATCTTGTTCTTTTTGTTTTGCCTCTTCTATAGATTTGGTATTTAATTCTTCCAATTTCTTAAGTCGGTCGGTAAGTTCTGAATTTTGTCGTTTAAAATCAAACTCCTGTGGCTTCATAGTTTGATTGGCTAAATCAGATAATTTTAGTCCTGTTTCTTCGGCGAATTTAGCAGGATTAGATTGAGCTAATTTAAGTGTCTCTTTAAATTTTCGGGCTTCTGTTATCTCTGCTTCTTGTGCCTTCATTTCCTCTTGCCTTTTATTAAGTCGTTGCTCTATCTTATTTAAAGCGGTAGATCTACGCACAAAATCATCTTCCTCTTTTGGTGCTTTCGCTACTACGGGAACTACTGTTTCAGTTTTAACTTCTGCTATTGGCTCTACTTTTTTAGGAACATCCTTTATAAGTTTTTTAGATAATTCGTTTATTTTCTCTGCTCTGGTCTGAACCTTTGCTTCTGTTGCTGCTGCCACTGGTGCTGGTGTTATTACTGCTTCTGCCATATTATATCTCCTATTTTAAATAACTCATTGTGGTATATTAACAGCTGGTGGTCCTGGAGGTGGCTGTTGTGGGGCACCCGGTATTGCTTGTGGTCCCATCGGTGGAGGTGGAGGTGGTTCTGCTGCTTTTAATTTAAATTCCAAAGATGATATATATCTACTTAATAGGTCTATACGATCCTCGGGAAACTTATTTAATTTAGCTTGCTGATAAGACATAATACTATACTTATAAGCAAATTGTAAATCATCGTGATCTTCTGGTGGTATCATATCTCCATCATACAATATTTTATAAACTGTTTCTCGTATATATTCTTTCGGTGCATCTAATAATTCGTTAGCCTCAGTAGTATCAGGAAAGTTAATGTTAGAACGCCAAGTATCAGTATCTATTAATTTAGCCTGATACCACTCTGTAAAAGTGCTAATGCGGCCTGCTCTGGTTAGGGGTAATTTGGAAGACAAATCTAAACCTAACTCAAAAGCATCTTCTTCCAGGTCTATATCTTTCCAATTTATTTTCTCTATAAACTTGCGATCTTTAATAATTATTTCAGTATCTGTCTTATCATCAGCATATAAATCACGAGCCAAAGCAATCATTTTCTTGGCTATATTTACGAAGGCATTGTAATAAATGCGTTGTATTACTGAAAAGCGTTCTGATTCTATGTTCTGAAGTTCTCGCATAGCTACTTGGGCAGTTACTCCTACTGGTTTTGTGCCAGAAGCGGATAATTGACTAATACCAGTAATTTCAAAGCACTTATGATAAAGCGTTTCTATTTGCTGAAATATTTCTGGATGAACCGTTTGATGAACTCGTATAATTGGTGGTGAGCCTACGAATGGAATAATAATACCTACTTCATTACTCAGGTGCATCTTACTTATGCTAGAGCCTGCTGGTATAAAAATCATAGGATTAGAAGCAGCCCGCATACCTTTTTGTGCTGATATTAGTAGCCTATTTATTTCGATTTGTAGAGGTTGTAATTCTTCAACTATCCCTGTTCCCCAAAAACCATATTGCGGTTCTGACCACTTAATAAACTCGAAAGGGAAGCCATTTTTATCATAAATAACATCAACTAAATCACAGTTATCAGTGCAACAAATATATCTACCATCTTTGGACTTGGGTCCTGATGGTAAATGCCAACTCATAATTACTGTTACTAAATCTGATATATCTGATGGTATAGTAAATTCAGTTTTAACTTTATTAGCTTGAAGTATTTTAGCCTCAAATTTAGGAAACATCTCTATTAATTTGGCCCGGCTTATAGTTTTTACTTGGTGTAATTGAGTAGGGCGACCATAATAACACTCTTCTTCATCTATTAATATTTCGTGTTTTAAAGTTCGTTCTAACTTAATATTGCCCCAATCATCATATATTTTAACTACTCCGGTGCCCATAATTTCGGCATCTCGGAAGGCTTTAAGCATTTCAACATAACTACCAGATAGTTCCAATATACCATCTGTAAATTTCTGTATTTTCTTGGCTTTACTACGAACAGCAAAATCCGCCCCATTAGTTTGGACGGTTACTCGTGGTTGTTCTACTGCGATTTTAGCGTGTATAGTATCTATTATGGTTCTTACTACATTTAATTTAATACGCTCTTCATCTGGCATTATACGCGAATCAGATCTATAATAATTAAAACTATCAAGGCCAAGCATATTACGATTGGCATATAATCTGGCATATCGCTTTTCTATTTCCATTCTGGGGCGTTGTCGTTGTTTTAGATTAGAAGCTAATGCCCATATAGCGTCGTGTTTTTGTCCTTTATCTGCCCACCAAGAACCTATTTTGGCCAATTAACTACTCCAAGTTTCTAATTCATCTTGAGATATTTTAGTTTCTTTATCTTGTTCTACCAACGCAGATATGTTAGCAGGAGGTAAATTAGAACCATAGAAGGTAACACTGAGACTTTTATAGGTCAATTGTGCTATATTTTGGGTTTTAGCCCAGGTTATTAATTCTTTTAAAGTAGATAGTTCTTTTTCAGTCATTAGATCCTTTATAATAGTAAGAAAGGTTAGTTTTCCCACCAATTTATATTATTTTGAGTATTTACACGGTCTAATTCTTCTTCTAATAGACGATCACCATATTCTTTGGCAGTTAATTTAGTAGGTTTTATAGGTTTTGAGCCTTTAAAATGTAAAGATCTTCTAAATAAGTATAAAAAAGCATCACAACAATGATCTTCTGCTTTATCAGGTAGGATTTGTAATATAGGATCTTCCCAAGTTAAATAAGTAAGTTCTCTTATTAATTCTGAGCACTTATTACTAATTTTTATTCTGCCGGCCCTTAATTCATCGTTTAAAATACTTATAAAAGCCACTTTATCTCGTTTTTCTGCTAATTCTATTGGCAAATTATACATAGATGTAAGTTGGGCTATAAACGCTGCACCGATACCATTGCCATCTACTACCACACTTACTGGTAGAAACTCGTCATATCGCGTCTTAATGCGTTCAGCGAGGCTTTCTGGGGTTACTTCTGAGGCTTTGAACTCCGACAATATCCATAGCACCCGAGATTGAGGCGACCAAGCACCTACTAAAATAGCACTCGGATCAGATATGCCAAAATCTATTCCAAATAAATGATTAACTTCTTTTAAATCGGTAGGTAATTCATCAAAGGTATTAATATTTGAATTAAACTTGAATACCATAGATGAGCTACCTTGAACCCATTCTCCTAAATATTCGCGTCTAAAACGGTCTGAATCTCGCGACATATTTTCTTCTAGACAAATAATATCTAATTCTTTTTTAGCAAATTCACGCCAATCAGTCTTATTACGCCACTTACCATAATAGCGATTTTCAGTTAAATCCCAATGCCAACAAGACCAATTAGGCAAAACACCTGTGGTTATATTGTAAAACATACCAGCACAAACTACGTGAGGTGTCCCTATTAAAGCACAAGTCCCGTCCCGCTCTCTTATGGCTGGAATTAATACATCGTTAATTAATGATTCCAAATTAGAAGTAAAAGCCTGGGCTTCATCTATAACTACTAAATCAAAACTTAAACCTCTTAAACGATCTGCCATTTTATCAGTATCAGCACCCAAGATAGAAAGACGAGAACCATAAGAAAAAGTGAAAGTCATATCAGAATAATTTAAGGTGGCTGATAAATGATATCGTTCTATAATTGATTTCAGTGTAGGCAATATTATCTTTTTAGCCGATTTAAGGGTCAGGGCTATATATAAACATTCTGCCTGTGGAGTTTCAAAGGATTTTTTAATTAAATAATAAGCAGCCGCATAAGATTTTCCACCTCTACGCCCAGCATTTAAGGCTTTACGCTTGCTAGTACCGTTAATAAAGTCCCTTTGTTTCTCAAACATATCCTGAGAGAAGTTAATTGATCTGGGTTGAGATACTATATTACCAAAGCGTTCTACTACCTCATTAACTATATTTTGGGCGGTAATATCATCTAGGTTTTGTAATTCAGTTAAAATAGATTTAATTATTTAATTCCTAATTTTTGAAGAGCCGCTTTATAGACTATTAATATTTCCTCTGTTGAAAGTCCCTCAAGTTTAGAGTAAGTAGCAGCTTCTCGTAGTTCTCTTTGGGTATCTAATAGGGCACGATTTATAGAGTTTAGTTTGCGTATAGCCAAATCACTTAAACCGAAAGACTTTTGAACTTCTTCTAATTCAGTAATGGCTTTTTCATATAATACTAAAGACCTACTTAATAAACTATTTATTTCCGTCATTTTTCCTCTTTTTACGCTTATAACCATATTTACGAGCCTCACTAAAGGCTATTGCTATGGCTTGGGCTGTTGGACGTCCTGATTTAATAAGTTCCGCTATATTACTATCTATGGCGGCTTTAGACTTGCCTTTGATTAGTGGCATCTATAAACTCCTGGCATAAATTTTATCTGTTAGTTACTTTAGTTCTTTTATTTTATCAGTTTTAGGTTCCCTTGCCATAAATAGAGCAGATATGTTAGTTAAGGGCACTAAAGTTTCAAAACCTTCTACATCTATAAGCAGATAATTAGTTTTTAGCACTAATTTGGCTCTGGAACTACTTATGTGATGTTCTGTTCGGGTAGTTGAACTACTTCTTATTGATACTGGGTGAATAAAATAGGCGTTTGATATTTCGTTATTCATTTGTTACTCCTGTGGTGGCTATTAATTTCTTGTTAGTTTTGCGAGTTTTTTTAGGTAGAGGTATAGTTAATTTATTAATTAAAGGTAGCAATCCAGAAAATCTTAAACGAGCTATAGTAACTGGACTATATATTCCCATATCATATTGGTTTTCTTTATATAACGCAGGACCACAATACACCCACTTACCTTCTAATAGAGGCATTAGTTTAGAGTAGGTTGATGGTACTACATAAAGAATAATGCCTTGAAGCCACAA